CACGGGCTACGTCGGCGCATACAATGTAATTATGTCCTTCTTCTGCTCTCTTAAATATCCACCACTCTTCGCCACGTTCTGCTTCCATTCTATCATGAACCATATCTTTATTTTCTTCGTATTCTTTGAGAATCATCAAATCAACAACGTTAGTTCCTGATGATAGAAAGTCGCAATCACACTCCTGATTAGCACCCTTTACTCCCAACTGCTTAGTTTGCTCGTCTCTCCATCGTTGGTCACGTTCTGGATGTAATTGCCAAGGCAACTTCAAAGTCTTGAAATCATTTTTCTTTTTATCGGCATCGACCCACATTTTGTGAAACCAATTTCCAACACCATTTGGAGTTGATAGAACGATTGCTCTTCCACCGGTTGATAGAGTGTTATAACATGAAGTCCAAATATCGGCGGCTTCGTCAATGAAGGCTGCTTCGTCAATAATCAACAAACTCAATGCTTTTGAACGACCGGCATCTTTAGATGAAGATGTTGCCGCAATTTGTGAACCATTTTTAAATCTAAGTGACATATGGTTATTTGTAGTTTCCTCAACTTTTAACCATGATGGCAAATGTTCATTAGCAAAACGAACCTTCGTAACAATTTCTTTTGAAACTTCCTGTTTAATGGAAATGACTAGAACGCTTTTATCACTGTTAAAAATTGATAACCATAATGCGTATGCCGCAACTAAAGTCGTAATACCCAACTGACGTGATTTGAGAATTAACAAAAATCTATCATCATGAAAATGCTGCAAAGCATTTTCTTGAAATGGAAATAAATCGAACGGTATGGTTCCCTTATTTGGATGTTGAATCTTTACATACTTACGCATGAAATAAATTGGGTCTTCCATACATTTCTTCGTTTCTTCACGAATTATATCTCTTAGATTTGGTGTTGACATATTATACCTTTAGTTCTGCTTCGTAATCAGCAATTTCTTTTTCAATTTTTTCTAACTCTGCTGTAACTTTAACAAGGTCTTCTTGAGCATCAATCAACCATTGTGGATTTGACCGTCCTGAAAAAACTATTTCTGTTCCGTCTTGTAATGTTTCACTAATTTTGCCTGACTCGTTTTCTAGGAAGTGAATTGATTCTAAAACTTTATCTTTGAAATCTCTCAAGGCAGAACGGTGATTTTTTAAGACTTTAGATTTTTGATACTGTTCCCATTTGCCGTTTGTCCTATAAGTCATCTCTTCCAATTCAAGACATTCGTAACATTTATTGGTTTTAGCAAATACTTTGTGGTCGAGTCGGTTGCCGTAATTTCTTACATTCATTCCACACCCAGAACATTTTGACGCACTGTTGATTGCATCCAAAATAGGAGTATCTTTAGAATTGATTTGAACGTCTCTGCCGTTTTTACGTTGAAATTTTCTGCCGGATTTGTCTTCCCAAACTTCCCCTTCTTTCCTTTCAGCGGATGCTGCGGTGTAGCCTACTTGTATAAATGGGTTTTCGCCATCTACCACTTGTTGAATTGTTTCTAAATTCCATTTACGTCTTGCCATAGATTAGTCCTTTGTATTATATAGTTTACAGAAATCCTTCATTTTATTTATAATAACATGACTTATGGACTTGTTTCTATAACCTTGGAACCAGTTACAAAATAGATTTTTCGACCTGCTAGGGCATCATACTGAGAGGCCAGTGATTGTATTGTAACAACCGTAGAATCTAGTCTATTTGTTCCATCCCCTATTGTAAGATATACGTATTCGCTATCACCGCTAATATCAACAATAGGGTCAAAAACTAACGCTCCATCAGCACGAACGGACACAATTCTACTTTGACTTATCTGAGGATTGCCTGGTCTTGGAACAAGATTTGGGATAAATATATCTCCATCTTGAACAAAAATACTTTGTGAAACATACAAACTTCCTGAAACATGTAGGTCTTGGTAACTACCGCCGCCAGGAATAAATGGAATCAAAGTGCTACCTGACGGGTCAAAACTTTGAATGACGTTCAAATTGGAATAGATTAAATTATTGTTGATATCAAACAACTCCGCTTTGATTTGAAACGTTTCGTTTGCTACACTTATTGGCCAAGGAATTTTTGTGGAATAGATGTCGGGAGAAAATCCATCATCACCATACACTGCTATACCGATATTTTTAATGTAGGTGTTACACAACGTAGGAACAACGACCAACGTGCCAAAGATATCATTTTGTGGAGTATAAAATGTATATGCGTCAGTAAAATCAATAGTCGAGCCTGTGGAATTAGCAACAATTTCAGCAATCTTAACTCCATAAGTAGGGGTATATGTTTGTTCGTTTGAAACGCCCGGATATGAACTTGTGATATAAAGTGCAAGTGTTGCTCCCATCTCTGTAGGCACTTTTTGAATCACTGCCGATACGTCAATTGCATATTGAACGTTGGCTTTAAACACCATGAAGTTTGAATCGTATGCAGAACCGGATTCTGCTAGAAATTGGTCCATGTCAAACGGGACGTAAATGGCATCTCTGTTCGTTGGAACCGAATCGTTCTTTACCATGAAATAATCGGTTGTAGGAGGAGTTATGGCCGACACTAACATACTATTTGCCGCATAACTTGGAGTATAATTCAGACTGATATTATTTGAACTGGTGAACCAATATCTGTTAATGTGTTGTTGATTGTAGAACTGACCTAACAAAGCAAAATATTCATTCTGACTAAAATCATCAATCAATACTTGGTTTGGTTGAATAGGTTCGTCAGCAATTACGGAGAAGTCGGCATTGTCTAACAAACTTTTTCTGTAAATTTTGTGTCTAGCAACGTAACCAGAAAATGCTCTGATGTTCGTATAAGAAATGTCGGCATAGGATTGTTTGATTATGTAGGTTACACCACCGATGGTTGTGGTTTGATAACTGGCTGTTGAATTGTTGTAATTAATAAACGGATAATCAATTTCAAAAGTAGCATCAACTATGTTAGTTATGGTCTGATTGCCGAATCCATCCAAATAATAAAACGGACTGTTTATTTGAAGTGTTGAATTGTTTAGAACATTTGTAACTGTGTAGGATGCTGTGATTGATACAGGAATTACAGTAAGAGAAGATGGGGATTGAATACTGTTAATGTTCAATGTTACCGTAGCACCATTCATCTGAAAATTGAACGCATTCATGTCTGGCGTAGAATTTATAACGAGAGGACTCGTTAAAATCAAGCGGTAATCGACACTTACGTTAGCAGAATTAACTGTGGATTGATTTGTGCCCTTAGTAGGTGTTACAGCCAAACCAGTTACGTGTCCTGTTAACGAGGCATTACTAACCAAGTTTTGAGAAATGTCGGAACTTAAAACAGGCAAATCGGCAGACTGAACTTCAAGAGTAGGAGTCTGATAAAATCTAACTCTGGAATGATTCGCTTGAGTTTTACTAATTACAACATTCTGCGTCCATTTAACAGTCTGACCAGTTGTAAGTGTTCCGTAAAGGATAATTTTTCCGACTCCATCGGCCGTATCTCCATAAACGTGAATAGAAACGATTGTAGCATTTCCTTCTTTATATGCGTTACCAACGGTGGAATCGTCGGTATAAGTAGCCATTTCTATGAACAAATTGTTCCCTTGGGCATCCAAACATTCCATTAAGATTTCACTGTTTGGGGATAGGAAAGAAGAGCCGTTTATGGCAATAGGATTCTTACCAGCAGTAAGGGTAGAATTGAATTCAGAGACGACAAAGTAACGTGAAAGATAGTCCGTATCAATCACGTCCGCTTGTTTAGTGTAGAGGCCGTAACTAACGCCTTTGACGCCAAAACTATCCAATAAATTGAGTGCCATGCCTATAAATAGGCAAAATTACACGAAATTTACCTTAGAAACCCCATTATCTTTAGTTACTTCAATGTGATTATCAACCATATCCCTTAATGCTTCAAGGTGAGAAATTATCAAAATGAAGTCAAAACTACTCTTCAAATATGCGAATAGAGAGGACATTTCTGCTAGATTTTCAGCATCCAAAACACCGAATCCTTCATCCAAAACAAGGAAGTTAGGTCTTGGTAGATTGGATATATTAATCAACGCCACACGGATTGCCAGAGACAGAGCAAACCTTTCGAATCCGCTTGTAAGACTCATTAACCACTTTCTACCATCATAAACGATGTATGGAATTATATCGGTTCCATCAGTTTCAAACTCGGAAGTAAACTCACAGCATTGGGTTAAAATACTGTTAACTTCTGATTGAATTTCAGGAACAGTAGCAGTTATAACTTCGAACGGAATTCCGTTTCTGCTCACTGCCTGACAGTAAAGGTCATATAATTTATACTCGTCCTCAACAAGTTTAATCTTTGCAATCTTGTCGGTAATGTCGCTTATTTGGTTTTTACATACAGCAATTTTGCTACTAATGTCAGTCAATGTTTTACTCTTGGTATTATATGAATACTCTACGTTACCAAGTTCTTTTTTGATTTCTGCTATCTTTTTATTGACTTCTTCATTAAAGACTAAGGCTTCTTTGTTCTTATTATACTGTTCAATTCTTTGTTCAATCAACTTAACTTGGTCTTCAAATTTAGGTAACATCTGTCTTGATACATTCAATGAATCCATCAATTTAATTTGCTTGTCCTTCAATGTATTTCTAGTATTCAACATCCCCAATAACTTCACATTTGCTTCGTGTGACCAATCAAGTTCTGAAATTTTGGATTCTGCCGAGTCGAGTTTTATCTTTATTTCAGACGCCTCTGTTTGAATTTTTTCCATTCTTAATTTGGCTTCTCTAGCATCCGTAGCAATAATTCCTACATGTTTTACGCAGAATTCACAATCCGGGTCGTAATCAATATCCGCTGCCTTTTCAAAAATTCTCATATCACGCAAATAATTTTCTTTCAACTGTTCACGTTTATGTTCAATATTTCTCTTCACTTCCTGAAACAATCTTAACTGGGAAATGGCTTCGGAAACATTTTTTGATTCGAGATTTGTAATGTCCAACTGGACTTGTTCTAATTGTTTTGCTACGTCTTCTACATCTTTTTCTTTGACAGAAATTATAGATTTGTGATTATTGAGTCTAACTTTCGCCGTCTCCAGACTAGCATGGGCATCCAAGAACGGAACATTTTCAGACGAACCGCCATTGTTCCAATCAATTGTGATGAGTGTTTTTGTTGTATCAATCACTCGTTGCTGTATCAAATCACGTTGCTTTCCAATAGAAGTTAACGTCTCTTGTTCAGAGTTAAATAACAGTTCTGCTTGTTCCAAGAAGTTTTGATAAGTCGCTAATTTGCCTGTATAATCATCGTTACGAAAGGTTTTAAGCATGATTAATAATTCTCTCAGGCGTTCGTTTCCTGCTGTATGAAGTCTATCGAAGAGAGTCAATCCCATGAATTGTGCAAACAAATCCTTTCTGTCTGCATCACCCATATCAATGATGGACGCAACATTTTTACCGTTTTGAACGCTAAGAGAAGTCAATACAAAGTCTTCGTATGACCCCAAATATTCTCTAATAACTTCGTTTGTATTGCGTCTTTGTTCGCCATTTAGGTCTATATCTTGACCGTTTTCTACCTTCCAAAACTTCACATCAACTTTGACTTTTCCCTTTTTATCTGTCTTGGCATCACGCTTAATGAAGTATCTTTTACCATCTAATTCAAATTCAAACTTACAACTAAACGTGGTTTTTTGGTCATTCATTATGTTCTTGGCATACGTGACACGTTCACATTTATCAAACAAACAGAACGTCAAAGCAGAGAAAATGCTAGATTTTCCTGACGTGTTTGCTGCGAAAATTCCAATTAAATCCTTTGCTTTGGTGAAGTCAATTACGTTACCCTCACCGTAGGAGAACATATTTTCAAACTCAAATCTGATAGGCGTCCATCGGATATTCCTCGAAAAATCGTCCTTTTTAATCAAATTATTTACGTCAACATTTATTTTGAGAATTGCGTCAATCGTTGCTTGGTCTTCTACATTTAGTTTTTGTTTTAGATAACCGGCAAGCAATTTTGTCTGATAACTTTGGTCGTTAACGTCTCCCAAAACGATGTTTCCATTGGAAGAAGAAATCCTTGTCAACGACTTATTCTTGTCAAGATTCTGATAGGAAACATCCACTACTTCTACCAACTTCTTAATATCTACCAACGCAGATTTAATCTCAGACATGGTTGTAGTCTTATAAACAAAGCGAAGTTTTACCTTTTTTGGAATGCTTGAAAGGTCATTTATAACGACACCATTCTCCATTATTACACTAAAAAATCCATGTTCGTTGGGAACTTCAACGTGTGAATACTGCTTGTCAGCAAGAGTCCAGAACGAATAACCATGACCCTTCAAAGGTTCGTCGTGCTTTTGTTGAATCATTGAACCGCAGTAATGAACAATAGGTTTACATGCAGTTTCATCATATGCTTGTAGGTCTTGTTTCTTATGAATATCACCCATCAAAACCATAT